GTGCGAGATAATCGCAAGTTTGCAAGTGACCTGGCTGCACGACAAACATTAGCGGGTCGCCCCGAGGATGTGGCGTGGAAAAAAGGATTTGTTGGCCGTGATGTTGCTGAGTTTGATGTGTATAAAGGCTCATTTATCGGCACGTTAGCCGGTGGTGCTAGTCCTGATACCACTGTTTCTGCGACGGTTTCTGAAAAACCTGAAGGTTTTGTGCAAACAGGCAATACTCAAGGTAATATTGATTACCGAAACGGCACTATTTCTGTTGTTGATGCAACAGGCTACGCGGCTGGGGATAAGATTCAATTTCCTGGTGTTCAGTCACTTGCGTTGATGGACAAAACCCCAACAGGGCAGACAATGACCTTTACTGTCGCTGAGCAGGTAGACCCTACGACATTGCGCGTTTTTCCCAAGCCTATTGCGCAGGACGATCCTGCGCTAAACATACTTGAGGCAGCATCAGCCAACATTGATACACAGATTGCATCTGGTATGACGGTTAGCCGCGTAAACATAGACGCCCTGGCACGGCCAAATATCTTTTTTGATAAGTCAGCTATCTGCGTCCTGGGTGGCGTTATTCCGGTTCAGAAATTCTCTGAGCTGGATGGCTTTAAGGTCGTTACAAGCACAATGGCAAATGGTCAGGAGGTCTACATGTTGTACCGTGGATCGATTGAAAAGATGTCGTTTACCTATCGTATCTTTACCTGGTGGGGCGTTAATGTCGTAAACCCATCTGCGTGTGGAGTTGCGATAGCTGCATAACCACTAACTCACAAGGATGTGAATTTCTGAGGAAAAAAAATGGCAATACAAGTTTACAAGCCCGGCAACACGCACACAGTGAGAGGCGTTGAGTGTGAGGCGCTAAATATTAATATCGGCTCGCTAAGCCACTACCTGGAAAACGGTTATTACAAAAAGGAAGGTGAATGGCTGGAGGCAGTCGAGGATGAGGTTGAGACAGAAGATGAGCCTCAGGTTGATGAACCTGTAGAAAACAAAAGAGCTGAAGGCGTGAGAGAAAAAGCCAAAGCCGCTGGTATCGAGGGATTTGATAAAAAGCGCATTAAAACACTCGAAAGTGAATTGAATGGCCTCGAAAATAAAAGCGATTAGTGGCGCATATACCAGGTTGAGAATATCTGGTATTACCGTGCAACCAACATCGGCTCATGTAACCCGAGCACTTGCGCGCATGGAGCAAATGCTAGCGGAGTGGGAGGAGAATAAAAACCTCTGTCTCGGTTATAATTTTGAGGATAACCCTGACGCTAACTCTGAAATGGGCGTGTCGCTTGGCACGGAAAATATGATCGAGGCAAACCTGGCTATCAGGATGGCGCCGGATTTTAATAAGGTTTTGCCGCAGGAGTTAAAGAATGACGCAAAGAGATCATACTGCTCAGTAAGTACACGGGTAGCGGTTGGGAATTTGCGTGATGTTAGGCCGCCAAACCGTATGGCTGTTGGCTCTGGGCATCGATACCGTGAGCGATACCAGCGGTACAATCATTTCGAAAAGCTACCACCCATTGGTTGCCCGACTAAAAAAATGAACATCGATGAGATTGATAATTTTGTTGAGCATTACGATAGTTACTTAACAGGCGAGACAATCACCAGCTTTACAATTGAGCAAACCGGTGGGCTTGTGATCGTGTCATCATCAAATACGGATAGCGACATTAATTATACAGTGCAGGCAAAAGACCCGCCAAACCAAAGAGTGGGGCAGGCTATTATTATTACAATGATCACATCAGGCAACCGTGTCGAGATTAGAAAAATAAACTTTGAGATAGTAAAACAAGTCCTGCTTGATGAGTTTGGTTAATGGCAACCGTATACGCCAATCTGATAAAAGGCGACAAAACAGGCCCTGAAACTGATTACCGAGACGCGCTACCCATCAACATGTCGGCAGTTGATCGCCCCATGTTTGGCGCGGCAGGCTACATGCTTCAGCAGCCAGGCCTCACCCAGTATGGGCTGGGATTCGGTATTGATCGGCGTGGAATTTGGAACGAAAAACACAATGAGCATTATCGGGTATCAGGCAACAAGTTTGTAAAAGTTGACTCTGGTGGCTCGGCCACAGAATTAGGCGCGATACCCGGGCTTGATACCGCGTCCCTGCCTTACTCTTTTAACACGCAGGGTATTGTGGCTAATGGTCAGTTTTGGCTATACGATGACACTAACGGATTTATCGAGGTGACTGACCCCGACCTTGGAAATCCAGTTGATGCCGTATGGATTAATGGCAAATACGTTTTTACTGATCTGGGATTTTTATACCACACCGAAATCAGTGACGAGACCGCTATAAATCCTTTGGCGTTTGCCACATCTGAGTTTTCTCCTGACCCCACATTTGCCGTGGCTAAAACAACAGATAACAAACTGATTGCATTTAACCGCTATTCAACAGAGTTTTTTGAGGATATAGCGACAGAGTTATTTGCGTTTACTCGCATTAAAAACCTGGCTATAAAAATCGGCGTTGTCGGCACGCACTGCAAAGCAGAGATTGCGGATAACTGGTACATTATGGGCAGTCGTAAAGATGAGTCTGTGTCAGTGCATGTATTAACAGGGGCCAGTGCTAAAAATATCGGCACTCGTGAGATCGATAAAACCATAGCAAAATACACAGAGGATCAGCTAAAAGTCTCAGTTCTTGAGTCGCGTGTTGTCGATAATATCCCTTATTTAATTATCCATTTGCCTGGCGAAGTACTGCTTTATAATTTCAAAATTGCGGCAGTTGCTGGCACAGCACAGGCATGGTCGATACTTACCACGGATGTAGGCAAAGGCACCCCGTGGCGCGGAAAGTTTGGCATATTTGAGCCGAGGCTGGGCAAGTGGGTTTATGGCGACAAACGATCTGGCCTGCTCGGCATACTCGATAATGACGCGTCAACACAGTACGGAGAGCTGAGCGAGTGGGAGCTAAACACGCCATATATGTATTTTGACAGCGTAAGCATTGATGAGCTGGAGATTGAGACAATCCCGGGCCATACTGTATTTGATGATGCCACGGTGTTTGTGAGCCTTACATACGATGGCGTTACACATGGCTTTGAGTACGTGCAGGCATACGGCGACCCATCGGCATTTACGACCCGTTTTATCCTTTACCAGCTAGGCCATGTAGATCAATGGGTATCCATAAAGCTAAGGGGTGCATCCAGATCAAGAATGGCTTTTAGTCGTGTAAAAATGGAGGCCGGATGAGCGACCTACAGGGTAAATTAAGACGAGCAGACCTATCAAGCTCGCAGCTTACGGATATGGGCGGGTTTGACCCTCGATTTGTTATCTATCTGCTATCATTGCGTGACGACCTACTAACGATAGCAGATCATGTAGAGCCACCTGGTGATTCAACACCTGGTTTGTTGCGCGATGATCTTGACGGCGTGGGCGATATAACAACAGCGCCCACATCTAACCAGGCTTATATACTCGACCAAAAAACAATTACCAACACGCAGCTAATATCACAGTTAAATCAGGCTGTGATTGATCACGTTGACGAGACTAATCCGCACGACACATCACTGCTTGATCTGATAGATATTGCAAACACTAACTACATCGGACTCGGGCGCGCTGTACCAGTTGTAACCAATGACGAGCAAGGTGTAATTATCCGGCGATTGTTTGCCGAAGACTTGCTGATTGACGACTCAAATATAGGGAGCGGCGCATTAGAGCAGCAGGCGCTTAATGAGTATTTCAACAGCCAACTGGGGCAGGCGGCGTGGGGCAGTATTAGCGGCTTACTAACAGATCAGACTGATTTACAGGCCGCGCTAGACGCAAAAGAAAACAACTTAGGAAGCCCTGTAGTTGACGGCTATGTTTTATCAAGCACCACATCAGGCGCTAGAGCCTGGATTTCTCAGTCGTCCGGATCTGCATGGGGCACGATAACCGGTACGTTATCAGACCAGACGGATTTACAGGCCGCACTTGATTTAAAATTTGATAAGACCGGTGGCGGCATATCTGGAGCCGTATCTCTAGTCGATCAACTGCAAATTAGTTCAGCTGGATTAGACAACACAACAAGGATAAGTTTTACAAACACTTTGGGGAATATTTTTGGCGAAATAGAGTCGCTTATAGGCTCCAGAGACCTACTTATAACTCGCAGGGATAACTCTGCGGTTTTTACGGCATCCTCCCTGCGGTTTAAAAATAACGGGAATATAGAAACCTCATTCAACGGCCCACCAGTATCGGATAGAGACATTACCCCGAAATCATACGTAGACACCAGAGCGCCGCTAGGGAACTTTAGCGCAACAGGAGACCCTGTAAACTCATCAGACAGCACACTGGGTTATAGCGCCGGAAGCGACTGGATTAACACAACAACAGATACAGGATTTAAGTGCATGGATGCTACAGTGGGCGCAGCAATCTGGAAACAAATAACAGCGTAGGTGACATATGAAAAAAATGACAGAAGCAGAAAAAAAGAAAGCAATGAAAAAGCATAGCAGGGAACTAAAGAAAATTATCAACAGCAAGGCCAAGCCAAAGCCGCGCGGGATCATCAAACCTGGAAAGATAGAGAGGGTAAAATGACAAACTCCGTTTGAGGTGCTACTATATGACTATGCAATTAAGACACATAAACCGCATGACATCGACGTTATCAAATCCTAAGCTGCACTCACGGGAGGGTATCGAGCGTTTTGTTAAATCAGTTGAGAGCATGCCAGGCGCGCTGGGAGAAGACCCGTTTCCGTTACATCACTCGTTCAGTGGCGGGATTTACGCGCGTGAGATACACCTACCGGCAGGTTATATAGTTGTTGGCAAGATACACAAACACAAATCAATGGTGCATGTGTTATCTGGTAAGCTGTTG